ATCTGTTTAACCAATCTTCTAGCCCCAATCCTTAACCCGTTCTCAAATCCGCTGGCCTGTATTGATGCGTTCTCTATTAAATCCTGCATATCTTGGGCCTTAAACGCTCTTTGCGCCAAACCTCTAGCATTCTTGAATTTACCACCTATTTCAGAAGATAATCCATCAAGCCCTTTGTCTATCTCTTTTATTATCTGAGTGCCTAGCGCTGACTCTGTGTTATCAATGTCATTTGCAGCCGCTTTAGCTCTTTTCCTTATAGTGTCCATTTCAGAAAGTGTTTTAGGTGATCCTTTTTCATCGATCATCCTATTTAATGCTTGTTGCGCCTTTGGTGTTATTACTGGATCTATACCGCTTTTATTTAACTTGAGCGCCAGTCTATCGACGAACTTATCATATGTGTCAGCTTTTATTTTTACACCCAAATTATCAAGCTCTCCATAGGCGGATGTTTTAAGCTCTTTTATTTTATTAAAGTCTGGAGATGCTTGTTGTATCGCTTCGCCTACATTACTTGATAATCTTGCGTTTTTTAATTTAGTCGATTTAAGTCCTTTAACTCCAAGCGCCTCGAGCGCTGCCGTAGGTAATGAGTGAGCTATTGCTGCCAACTCTGGAGAGCCTGTAGCATCCAACACAGACTCACCTAAAAAGGATTCCGCTTGACCTAGTTTTTCACCTATCGGAGCGACAAATTCAGCTACAGATTTTAATTTGGCTTTACCTTCTTCACTTCTTGGTTCAAAAGTTAAAGCGTCTTTAACTATGTTTACAACATTAGCGCCTGTTTCCGCACCATCAAAAGCACTAGCAACAAGCCCAGAAAGTCCAGCTAGAGGCTCCGCTATTGCGCTACTTAGAATTGTCCCTCCAACTTCCGCTGCGCCTAATAGATCCTCTCCTAATGTCGCGTCTTCTTCGAATGGTTTTGCTGTTGATATATCAAACCCTGAATTTGCTGGCATCTTCTGCTTAGCAAAGCCTCTTCCTTGTCCGAAACTAGGAGAGTTAACATCAAGAGTTGACGGATTAAAACCATCCTGCACAGGCTTGGCTGTGGAAATATCAAAACCCATTATAATTCCTCAAATGTGCCATCTGGAAAAACTCTTGCTCGATTTCCGTTAGCGTCAACCATTATAACCCCTTGATCATTTGCAGTACTGGTAGTTGTTGTGGTTCCCACTTCATCCTTAATCGACTCAAAACTATCAAGCACGGCTTGTATTTCTTCTGCTGAAAATTCATCTCCGCTTTTTTGAGCAGCCTTAAGCCCTCTTCTTGCTGCTCTCTCTGCAATAGACAGAGCATCATTCAGTAAGCGTTTGTTTGTCTCTGGGTTTGCTCCGAATCTAGCTGATATGCGTTCTAATCTTTCGCCCTCTGCCGCTGTAAAGGCGGCGCCGAATATCGGCTTTAATTGAGCCAAAACAGCAACACCAAGACGACCAGATAGCTCGCCCTCATCCGCGCCCTCTACACCAAAGAATTGCTTAATCCTTAGCGCCGCGTTATTAAATCCGCCAGTCTTAACGGTATCTAATAACTCTAAGGATCTTTTGATGTTGTTAACAGAGTCTGCCGCTTCTATGCCGCTATCTATAAACCCTTGCTCTCTTTTGGATATCCCTTTACTAGTTTCCTTTGCTGATGCCTTTAGCGCTTCCGCATCAGCAACTAATTTAGATAGCTCTGGGTCGTTGGCTATCCTTTCTGCTGCGCTAGATCCAGCTTTCGCCTCTAGCCCTAGACTTATTGCTGCTGCCTTTGCTTCTGGAGTTTTTAATTCTGGGTCGCCCTTTACTAAAGATACCTTGCTTTCAAAATCTCTCTGACTTACAGATTTTTGCTGCTGCCCGCTAGCTTGCTGTAAGAACGCATCGGTGCCTTGCTTTAATTGCTGCAAGCCCTCTGGAGTTTGTGCCATAGTTAAGGCTTGTTCGGCTTCCATAATATCATTAGTTAACCCTAACTGTTGCGCCTGCGCCCTTTGTGATTCTAGCGCAGCTATTACAGATTGTTGATTGCCAGACATAAACGCCTTATTTAAATTAATAGCGTTATCCATATCAAGCCTAGCCATCTGCTCGTTATCTAGCAATGTTTGAGATAAGCCACTCGCCGCTCTTTCTGCTTGTAATAAATTAGCTGGCTGTTGAGCTTGTGCTAGTTCAGTCTGTAATTGCATTAATTGATTCTGAAAAGGGGCTTGCTCTCTGCGTCGATTCAATAAATCTATTTGCTGCAAGTTCTCTACGTTCTTCGCTAATCTCTGACCTACGTTTAAAGGCTGTAAATTTAGCGCTATTCTTGGATCTATAGCCATTCTTTATTCCTTAAAACATAGGGCCAGAAGGCGCGTTGTTGTATGTTCCGCTGTTATTGCCGCCGAAAAGACTGCCAAAATCAAACCCTCCGATTGCATTTTGAACATCTTGATTGCCGAATAATTGAGAACCTATATCGAATATATTACCTCTTCGTGCGTTTGCCGCATTCTGTCCTGCAATAGTTCCAGCCGCTTGTGTTGCGCCTGCGCCAGTCATTAAGTCAGAAATAGCCCTAGAAGCGTTAGTTTCAACATTTGATTGCTGCCCTGCAATGCCTTGGCCAAAATTAAGAAGATTTAAGATGTCTTGTCGTTGACGGTCAATAAGTGGTTGCGCTGCTAGTGTCGCGTTGTTTTGCAGTTGCATAAGAGTATCACCAGCAGTTAACCTACCTCTTGACGCTGCGCTTTTATTTGTCTGTGTGTTTAGATTGTCTAACCCTAGTTGGAATAAAGGATTGTTTTGCGCGAATTGTGCTTGCGCGTTTGGATCTCCAAGAAAGCCAGCCAAATCAACTCCACGTTGACCTACTTGAGAATATGGCTCAAAAAAACCTTGAGATGTTTCAGCACCTAAATTAATTCTGTCTTGTGCGTTTTGTATTTGCTCTAACTGCTGAGCTGTTGCTCTGCCTGCTGCCCTTTCGTCACCTCTGCCGCCTCCTGCAATAGCGCCGCCAACAGCCGAACCGATAGCGCCGCCCACTGGGCCAAAAGCGCTTCCGATAACTGGCGCTGCTATTCCTACTAAATCTTTTAAAAAACTCATAATAACCTCTTAAATTTTAAACTTTGCTATGAGTCCGGCAGGTTATTCAAGCAAACTCATTATATCACATAAAACCACACATTAAATCAGTCTAATGTTTCTCGTCCTGATAGCGTAAAATATATACTGTTCGGAGCGCTAGATTCTACATATAGCTTACCGCCAGGCGGTATAACTTGACCGTCAATACCAGTTCCCAAGTCCACTTCACCCCAAACGACAATCCTGTATTTAATTTGAGGATTTTCTATAGTCTCATCTTTTGCAACTATGTAAGCCCTGTAGTACCTGTTAACCGTATCTGTGTTTGTTGCTGTGAACGCCGTAACAATAGTTCCGCCACCTCTTTCTGGTGACTGGTAGATTTCTTGTGGCTCATCGGCTGTTGTGTTTGTTGCTTTGCTAATGATTTGCTTTGATGTTGTCATTTATCGCTGCTCCACGATGTAATAACTATCATTCTCAGCCGTAACGTTGGCTGTACTTGTATTGTTTGCTACTTGTAAGAATATGTAATCGTTTTGATCTAGCGTTGCGTTTATATTTATTTCAAAAAAAGCAACATCTCTACCTCCAACAAAGTTATTAACCTGCCTAACCTGAGTTAAAACCTCAAGCGTAGTAGATGCTGAATCGTCCCATTTAGCCACGCGTAGAGCTATTTCATTACCTGCTGTGCCATCAATTACAAATGAGGCTATAACTTTATATTCTCTAGGTGTGTTGCCTAAGTGCCTTAGTTGTCCTGCTGTTGGGTTGTCGAAATGCTGTAGATCTAGTGCCGTCCATGTTGTCGCGGCCAAAGCCTCAAATACACCTATAGTGTTAATCGTGGTGGCTACTTCTGCTGAAATCCCAATAGAACCTCCCTCGAAAGTATTCGTCATGCCGTTATTATTTGACCAATTCGAAGATAAATCTCCACTAGTCATGTTGGGCGTTATATTCGGGTCTGTAGCATTAAAAACGCCATTCCTAGTCACTATAGAGCCATCTATCTGTACTGTTGACGGGTTAGCGAATTGACTAGGAGAAAAATCAAAAAAAGAGCTATTAGCGGTAAGGTCTAAATTCATGTTAGATCTAAATCTTGATGCCATACTAAACCCAGCGCCAGCCTTGAATAAGGAAAAAGATCCGTCAACCATCCCGCGCACTATTGATGTTTCTATAAAATACCCGCCCAGCCAAGCTCCGCTTAGTGTCAATTCTGGCTGACCGCCAAACCTACCCGTCCCAGTTTCTAGCCCTTGTCTATATCCGTCAATTTCACCTAAAGATGTGCAGTTATTATAGTTGATCCTCGCAAACTCAAACGCATCAAATCCAGTCGCGCTTGTTAGGTCGTAAACTACGGAGCCTATGCCTGTCACTTCTATTGCGTAATCCTTGCCTAGCAAGTTTCCTGAACCGCCAGCTGGAGATGTAAACATTACATAATTTGGCGCACTAGACGTTAATCTCGACAAATCAAAGCTATACCCGACGAGCGACAAGCCACCTGCTGGAACTTCTATCGACTGCGCTCCCATGTCCACAACGCCATCAATAAAATACTCTTTCGTGCTATCTAGCTCACCGGCTAAATCAGAAGCTTGTTTGACAACAACGACATTATCTAAATATCTAGTGTATAGCTCTGTAAAATTATCCTGTACTTTATTGAACGCATCAAAATAAGTATCGCCTTGTTTAGCGTCAGCAGCACCTATATTTATGTCTATTTGGCTCATTTAAACCTCTGTTTTATCTGTTGTTTGCTCAGTGCTGTCAATAGTGAATCCCGTTGTGTCAATGGTTACAGGTATTCCGCTCCCTATCTGCTTTCTAATGTCAAACAGTTTGGCTAATGTGTGATTTGTTGGCTCATTGGTTGTTATATCGTCTATATAATCACGCCCTGCACCAGTTCTTTTCCATAACTGAAAAACTATGTATCTAAGCTCTTTCAAGAATCCAAATAAGCCAGCCTCTTTTACATTAGGTAACGCCGCTTGCTCTGGTGGGTTTACTCTGTTAAAAGCCATTACCTGCCAGCCTCTTTAACTTTAAGCCAAGCGCCCTTAATTGTTAGTGGCACAGGGTCAGACATGTTTAAACGAAAAATAAAGCTTTGCCCTCTAGCTATTAAATCAACTTCTGTTCTTAATGTATGCTCACCGAGTCGCCCTAACTCCATCCAAGCTACGTGAGGAAATGAACGTCCACTATCAATCGAGACTTCTACCATGATCCTAGGCACTGAACCTTGACCAGTAACCAAACCTACGCCCTGTTCTACGTCTAGCGTCAATCTCGACATCACCATTGAGTCAGAATTCAAACTAAAATCTTTTGCTTGTAACTCGCCCGTTGTTCTTCTTCTTAGCGTAACATCAGAGTCCTGCGTGTATTCATCTAATTCAAGAGTTAACCATTTACCTTTGTTTGCTACATATGTTCTGCCGTAAACGCTAATAGAGCTAGTCGCCGAATATGCAGAGTTTTGAGTTGTTGAGCTTAAATTAAACCATCCTTGTTGACCTAAAGCGCTGTTTAACGCAAACGTTCTATTAGCGGCTGGAAAGGTTAATATATAAAAATCTTGCCCCTGAATCGTTAATGTGAATCCGATAGCGTCATCTATTTTACTTGCTCGCTCAATAAAGTTTGACAGAGCATCATCACTTACCTTTTCTTCTGTATTGCCACGAATTCTATAAACTGATTTATCATCACCAAGCCAGTAAACGTAATCATCTGTGTTTGCTACTGAATGAATAGCGCCAATCCCGATATTTTTTTGTTGTCCGTCTATCCTGTCAATAGGCGGACTGCCTACACCTGAGTTATACCACGGCTCTAATGTTTCAACGCCAAATCTATAAATAGTCTGGTTAAACGGATAATCTCTGACTAATCTGTCAGGGTTTGATTCTGCGCCTATACCATCCAATCCCGAAACATCAAATGGGTCACCCGGTGAAGACATAAAGCTTAATAAAGGCGTAGTGTAAATAAACTGATTGTTGATTATGCCAACAGATAGAACATCAACTAAATTTACATTCGTGTTTTCTTGAAATGAATTAGTGCTCTCTGTGTAAACGTAAACCTTATCGGAAACGATAACTAAATTATCTCCGTCATCAGCAAATATACATCTGTCATTACCAGTTATAACGCCTTTTTGAGCGTGTGAGTTGCTAGAGTCAACGCGATAAAGTGAGTTATCAACGACTCTATACGCTTGTCCGTTCATCACGTGACAGCCGCGCTCGTTATCCCCATCAACACTACTAGCCAGCTTTTGACCAGGGAATGATTGCAGGCTAACTGGTTTGTCGCTGTACTGATTGACCTGCATATACATATTAGTGGTGTTCTGCACAGACACAACTCGAGATCTATTTTCATGAGTGCCGCCGATAATGTTAAACGGTATCGTTTGAAAGCGAGCCATTAAATTATAGCTCCCTTGTATTTCATTACTGGAGTTTTACCGTATCTGCCTTTTTTGCTTTTTTTATTTGCGCCCTTGATGGCATCTTGAAACAAACCGTCATACTTTGCCGCCTCTTCCATATCCTCAGACCACACAAAAACTTGCTTTAGCACACCAAAAAAGTAAACATTAGGTTCGCTTGTTAATATCTCGTTTGTTTGGTTGGCTGGCGTGATTGGTGTGAACTCTGCAAAATACTTCATTGTTACTGTGTAAGCATCATCGGGGATAATGTCGAATTCAATTTCATCTGTTACAGTGAAATATCTAGGACGACCAGTTCCGCTTCTTACATTCATAGAGCTAGGAGATACATATTCCAGATCTACTTCATTCTCGATGATTGTAATGTCAAAAT